ACGAGGCCACCGCCCGCATCCAGTTCGCCCAGTCACGCCGCCTGACCCTTCAGGATGAGTCCGGCTTCGTGCTGGCCAAGGATGGGGGCCTCGTGGAAAAGCCGACTGACACACAGGGTGTTGCGGCGTTCTGAATCTGTACATAGAATAGAGCCATCGGAGCAGGAAGCCCCGATCCACGGGCAGGAAGCCCAGACCATCAGGAGATCGAAAATGAAGACCACCTACTTCCGCATCATCGTCAAGACCAACGGCGCCTTCTTCTTCCGCACCAGCAAGATGACCGCCCAGCAGGCCCTCGAAGCCCGCAACTTGCTCCAGTCCGGCGTCCCCACCAGCCCGATCACGATCGAGATCCTGCAGGTCTCCGGCGCCCCGGTTGGCCAGATCATCGACGGCGCCGCACTGGAGGCCGCAGCCGCGTCCGAGGGCGAAGCCGCGGCCCAGGTGAAGCCCGGCCTCGACGACTGACGTAACCAGCCCCTTGCCCGCCGTCGCGGGCTCGGGGGTGGCGACCGAAGAGCGCCCCACAACCCCGTTAACCACAGGAGCTTTCAAGATGGACGCAGTGATCAAGGCCCGCCCCTCGGCCTACAACTTCATCAACCCCCGCTCGGTCAAGCGCCGCGAGGGGTTCAACCCCCGCTTCGACATGGGCGAGATCGCAGAGCTGGCGAAGTCGATCCGCCACCAGGCCGTCGACTGCAAGGTCCCCGGTGGCCTGCTCAACGCGATCCGCGTGAAGAAGATCGACGAGGCCTCGTTCGAGCTGATCGACGGCGACCGCCGCCTGACCGCCGTCGAGCTGCTGATCAGCCGCGCCGACGCCGGCGATCCGGAAGGCTACAGCTTCCCCGATGGCATCCCGGCCGTCAGCGTCGCCCCGAACCAAGACGAGGTCACGTCGCTGATCCAGATGTTCGAGGCCAACACTGGTAAGCCCTTCCTGCCGATGGAAGAAGCGGCCGCGTACAAGCGGATGAAGGACGCCGGCATGACGATCGAGCAGATCGCCAAGTCGGTTCAGCGCGCCCACCTGCACGTGGTCAAGACGCTCGCCCTGCTCGACGCCGATCCCGAACTCCAGGCCGCTGTGGTCTCGGGCGAAGTGGGCGGAACCATCGCCAAGAACATCGCCGTGGTGGCCCGTGGCGACAAGAAGAAGCAGAAGGAGCTGGTGGCCGAAGTCAAGGCCGCGGGCAAGGACAAGAAGAAGAAGCGCGCCGTGGTGGCGAAGATCGAGCAGGCCCGCGTTGACAAGGCCGCCAAGCAAGGGCGGACGGTCAAGATGCGCGCCCTGACCGATGATCAGCTGTCGGAACACGGCGCGAAGCTGAGCAAGCACCTGACCGTGCTGCTGAAGGAGTCCGGCCTGCCCGCCGAGATCACCATCGAAGACCTGCAGCAGAAGGTCGAGAAGGACCCGGCGCTCGCCTGGGCGTTCACGTTCGGCGCGATCCAGGCGCTGAAGGTGGCGGCCGGTCAGAAGCACCGGCTCGAACTGTGAGCGCCGGAGGGGGGACCCTCCCCCTGATCCGGAAGGTTGGCCGTGGGGTTGCCGTGAGCGAGACCCCGACCGGCTGCTCCATCACCATCACTACCTGCGTCGATGATCCCGACCAGGGCCTTGCCACGATCATCAGCCAGCACTCGCTGCCCGTGAAGCCCGAGAAGCTGGCAGAGGCCTGCCGCAAGGCCATCCCGCTATCCCTTCAACCCAGGAGCCCGAAGTCATGAACCAGCCCACAGCTGAGCCGACCGAACAGATCAACGTCCCGCTGACGCGGCAGGAAGCCACCCGCGTGCTTACCATGCTCCGCAATCGCAAGCGGCAGCTCGGTGACGCGCTGGCCACCATCCCGCGCCGCCGCTGGCAGCCGTCGATCAAGGCGATGGCCACCGCGGACTACCAGCTCGAACTCCAGACCGTCACTATGCTTTACGAGCGCCTGCTCGGCAAAGTGCCGGACTGAAGAAGGTTGTCTCCTGATGGCCGCGGGGCCATCTTCAGCCGGGTCTTCGGGCTCGGATTTTTTTTTGCCTGGGAGCGTGCGGCGCTCTGAATCTGTACATAGAATAGAGCCATCGAAACAAGGAGCACTACCATGCTGAACATCCACGCCATCCGCACGTTTGACGGGACCGAGCTGGTCCAGACCCTCGAGGCCAAGCCCGGCCGGTGGATCTGCCGGGTCCTGGGCTACGTCTTCGACAACGACCAAGTTCAACAGGAATACGAAGCCGAAGCCGCGCTGTTCGGTGGCCCGCCCGACGACATGATTTACGAGGCGTACAGCACCGAAGCCGCTGCGCTCAAGGCCCTCCAGCTCCACGCCGAGTACAGTTTGATCTGCTCGGATCTCCACGCGTTCGGCGCGCCCGGTGAATGCGGCCGCGAAGCCTTCAAGAAGATCGAGCAGCAGCAGGTCTGGCTCGAATCAGATTTCTACGTGGAGACGATCGTAATCGCGTGACCCGCAGCAAAATCTGTGTATAATCTAGACATCGACCCGCAACCCAGGAGATCAGCATGAGTAGCTTCCACTACATCTATAAGGGCATGACCCTCGAATCCATATCCTCCCCCAACAAGAAGGCGGCTGCTGCCTTCTTTAAGAAGCGCTACGCCCCCGCTGGAAAGCTCGCGGCTGTCGCCTCTGATGACGAAGTGAAGAAGGCCATCGAGGAAACCAAGGCGGCTGCCGCCGCTTCCAAGTGATCAGGAGATGAAGATGGCCCAGACCCCGAACGAAGAGCTGCTCGCCCTGCTCCGTGACCGCCCCCACGCTCAGGCCTATAAGCAGGATGGGCAGTGGAACGTCAACGTCTTCAATGGCCAAGGCGACGAGATCGGCTTCTTCGGCCCGCTGACCGACGCTGAGTTCGACGAAGGCTTCCGCGCGCTATGCTACACCATCAACACCGACGACGAAGGCTCGCTCGACAACCCGGACTTCAACCCCGCCCTGATCTGACACCAGCCCCTAGCCTTCGGGCTAGCGAGTGGCGTCAATCCCGACCGCCCTAACCAAGGAGACCAGAATGCCCGCATCCAGATCCGCTGTCGTCGTGACGTCGACGACCGCCCTTGTCGAGCAAGCGCTCGCCCAGGCGCAGGACTTTATGACCGTGCCGCAGATCGCGGCCGCGGTGAAGCTCCCGCCCGCTTCCATCATGACCGCCTTGCGCTGGCTGGTGAAGGCGAAGGCCGCCGACCGGATCGAAGAGTCGCAACAGCTCTACTTCTTCATTACCCCGGAAACCGATACCCGGACGAAGAAGGTGACCGAGCACCGCAAGGAAGACGAGCCCCGCGTGGTCCGCAACCGCCGCCCCTACTCTCGCAAGGCCAAGTAACCAGCCCTGAGCCCCTTCCGGGGGCTCACGGGTGGCGATCCCGCCCCATCCCGCAACATCATCAGGAGCTTTCCAAATGGCACATGAACTGACAACCACCAACGGCGTGACCGAGATGGCCTACGTGGGCGAGGTCCCGTGGCACGGCCTGGGCCAGCAGCTGCAACCCGGCGCCAGCATCGAGGAGTGGATCCGCGCCGCCGGCATGGAGTGGCACGTCCGCAAGGTCCGCCCCTTCTACCACCCCGACCGCGCCGAGACCGCCGAGATGCGCGCGTGGGAGGAGCGCCGCATTCTGATCCGCTCGGACAACGGCAACCCCCTCGGGATCGTCACGCCGGAATACCAGATCGTGCAGCCTTCCGAAGTGCTGGAGTTCTTTCGCGATCTGACCGCCGACTACGGCTTCCAGCTCGAGACCGCGGGCACGATGTTCGGGGGCCGCCGCTACTGGGCGCTGGCGAAGGTCACCGAGCAGATCCTGTCAGGCTGGGACAAGATCGGGGGCTACCTGCTGCTGACCACCAGCGCTGACGGCAGCTTCGCCTCGGAGCTTCGCGAGACGATGATCCGCGTGGTCTGCAACAACACGCTCAGCATGGCGGTTGCCCAGAACCCCGGCAAGCACTACATGAAGATCAACCACAAGAACGCCTTCGACTCGAAGGCCATCAAGGCGCAGATGGGCCTGACCGGCGAGCACTTCGCCAAGATGGTCGAGCTGTCCAATGCGCTGACGAAGGCGAAAGTGTCCAGCGTGGCCGCTGAGGACTTCGTGATGCGCCTGCTCCGCTCGCCGGTGGATGATCAGGACGTCAGCGAAGAAGAGCAGCAGGAGCAGCGTAAGCCCCGCGGCTTCGACATGATCCTGGGCCTGTTTGAAGGCGCGGGGCAGGGGGCGGACAAGAAGGGCGCGAAGGGGACGGCCTGGGGCCTCGTCAACGCGGTGACCGAATACGTCGACCACCTGCGCACAGCCAAGAGCGTCGACCATCGCCTGCAGTCGGCATGGTGGGGCTCCGGCGACGAGCTGAAGACCGCCGCCTTCGACGCCGCCTACGAGGAGTTCGTCGGCTGATGATCCACGGGCCGGGAAGATCCCCGGCCCGTATAGTTCCAGCATCCGGCCACCCGGCCATCACAAGGAGAACGCCAACATGGCAACCAAGCGAAAGCAGGAGCCCCGCGAGGATGAAGGCTCCCCGTACCTGGCGTGGGACTGCTCCCACAACATCCACATGAACGGCGCGAAGCCGACGCTCGAACAGAAGCGCATCAACCTGCAATGGCGCCGCCACAAGCAGCGCGTGCTGACCCGCAACACGTTGGCCGCCTGCATCCGCGCCGCGCGCTTCATCCCCCGCCCCGCCCCGGTTCTCGTCGAGTCGGTGAAGAAGGCCCGCAAGCCGGCCGTGAAGAAGGCCAAGCCCGAAGGCGACGGCATGAAGCTGGTGAAGAAGGTCCGCGCCAAGCAAAGCGGGGTGGTGGCATGAGTGGCAACGTCTTCAATCTGAGCCGGCGCCGGGACGAAGGTCCGGCCGATCCCTTGCCGCCCCATCACAAGGCCATGATCAGCACCAAGACCTACGGGCACGAGATGGGCTTCAGCTGTGCGTTTCGCCAATGGCGGGCGGAGTCGCATTGCCACTTCATCCACGGCTATGCGCTGGCCTTCAAGTTCGTCTTTGCCGCAAACGAGCTGGACCACTGCGGCTGGGTAGTGGACTTCGGCGGCCTGAAGGACTTCAAGTCGCTGTTGGAGGCCACCTTCGATCACAAGACTCTCGTCGCGGCGGACGATCCGAACATCGACCTGTTCCGCCAAATGCACGCGAGCGGGCTCATCGACATGGTGGAAGTGCCGGCCACAGGCTGCGAAGCCTTTGCGCGCATGATCTTCGATGCGCTGAGTGTCTGGCTGGGTGACGCGGGCTTCGCACCTCGCGTTTGGTTGGTATCGGTCGAAGTCTCCGAGCACGGGGCGAACTCGGCCATCTGTCAGGGGTGATGATCATGCAACAACGTGAAGTGGCCGTGATGGTCTTCGCTTGGCTCGGCGGTATGAGCTTGTCGGTCCTGCTGTTCACCTGGGATCGTTTGCCGGCGCTGGCCATTGGTGGTGTGGGCGCTTTGCTTTTCGTGACCTGCGTCGCGTTGCTGATGATCATCATCAGCCCGCTCGCGCCTGTGGTGGACATCTGGCAGCAGCAACGCCGCCTCATGGAAGCCAGCGACCAGGCCACTCCCATGCGGCCAGAACTGAACGCGGGCACCCTGCTCTACTATGCCTTGACGGCCGAAGAGCTGAGCGAGCAGGCTGTGGATCTGGCCGGCGTTCTGGGGCGCCGTCGCGGCGTTCTGGAGTCGCAAGGGCCGATGCTGGCCTACCACGCAGCCACGGTTCGATCCATGCTGATCACCAGCGCGCAGCGGCTTCACGCGGAATCTACCGAGATGCGCCGCGTGATCGCCAAGATCCCCGACCTGCGGCTGGAGCTGAGCCGCCCCGAAGCGAAGGCCCTGCTCGATGATCTGACGGATCAGGCGGTCACCGTGGCCGGTGGCGTGGTATCCAGTGGGCTGCCTGGGGCCGCTGGTTATCTCGAGGTGGCGGCCTCGAACCTGTCGAAGGCCAACCCCGCCACGGGGAAGATCGACAAGGATGAATCCGGCAAGTGGATCAAGGGGCCGAACTACCGCGAGCCTGATCTGGGCGCGGTTCTCGATCAGGTCTAGGGGGTGGTCATGACCACCACTATTCAACAAGTGATGGGGCCTAATTTCCGCTTCATGTGCGGCAGCGATAATCGCAAGGAATGCGGCGCAGCCGAAGATGACCGGTGCTCGTTCTGCCCGCTGTCAAAGAGCACGCTTCAAGAGCAGCTTCTGGCGATGCCTACCGCCCTCGCCTTCTCGCTGACCTTCCATGTCATCAGCTACATGGAAAAGCGCGCCACCTTGAACGCCGACAAGCTGGCAGTGCTGCGTGATTACGTTCAGCGCAGCACTCACTGGCAAGAAGGTGGGGCCGATCGTCACGCTGCTTTGCAGGCGCTGCAGCAACTGGAGAAGCAAGCAATGAAAGCAACTGACGTCTAGCGCCGATCCCCCTCCGTCAGACCATCCCCACGCGGGCCGGGTTAATATCCGGCCCGTTTTCATTTGGGGCTAGAACGCGCTCAGGAGCCCGCTCCGGGGCGAGGTGGCATGGTAGGAGGGGTGATGATGAGATCGTCGATCCTGGCGCGATCTGGCGCGCTTCCTGCGGGGCTTGGTTGTCCTCCGCAGGGCTTCTGCCGTGTCTTTCAGCGGGCGCCCGGCTGGCTCAGGCTGGCCGGGCTTCTTTTTGGGGCTCAGCTGTGATCACCTGGCTGAACCCCTTCACTGGCCTGGCGCGCCTGACCGATGGGTCTGTGCGGCTGGTCAGCTTCCGGCAAGCGATGGCTCCGCATCAATGGAGTCACCCCACCCAGGCCTTCGCATCGGCTCTCGTCTTCACCGACCAGACGTTCGAGCCTGATGCCTGGGCTCAGGCCATCGCCGGCGTTTCTCCCCGATCTGATCAACCGAAGGCCTTCTACGAGGCCAGGCGCTTTCACATGGACATCTGGTAAGGACTTGAGCGGTGGCGGGACAGTGGATCAAGGCAAGGTCATCGAACCGGGCTAGCGTCGCAAGGGGTAGGCGGGACCCTGATGCGGTGGACGTTGCTCCTGCGGACATCGCAGTGGCGCTGGCCTCGATCCGGAACGTGAAGCCGAGCTACGAGAAGCTGCTCCGCCACCGCTCAAGTCCTGACCATCACGTAGGGACCTCTGAACCATGAACCAGAACCAGGCCCAACAGGCCGCCATCGCAGACGCTCTCGCGAACCAATCCAGGCTCAGGCCACAGGATCTCGAGTTCGTGGAGAAGGCCGCCGAACAGCTGAAGGCCGGTCAGCCATTGAGTGAGCCACAGCAGGCTCGACTCTCGTTGATATGGAACCGGCTGAAGGGAATCACGTGAAGCAGCCTGATCAGTGGCTCGCAGACATCGAAGACCACGAGAGTCTGCTCGATGACGAGGAGCGCGGCTTCATCGACCTATGTCAGCATCAGCGGACGCAGAACCGCCTGCTCACGGATCTTGAACTGGCCCGGCTACGAGACATCCATAGCCGGATCATCAACCAGGTGGACGAAGAGTCTCGAGAACTCGACTTCACCACAGAGAGCGCTTACGTAGTCTCGTAGCTACGTGGAGCCCACTAAAGTAACCATGAAAGACGACGACCCAACCAGCGCAGGTAAGAAGATCGGCAGACCAGAGGGTAGCATGAACAAGCTCGCCCGTGAAGCCAGGGAGATGGCCGAGAAGACCGGCAAGCTACCCCACGAGATCCTGCTCGATCTAGCCCGTGGCAAGTCAGTGCTTCAGGAGTTCCCCGACCCGCAAACCGGTGAGCTGAAGAAGCGCGTGCTGACTCCGGATCTCGAGATGATCAAGGATGCGGCTAAAGCAGCCGCACCTTACTTCGCTCCGAAGATCAGCACGGTGGAAGTGATTCAAGGGGTAAGCGATGACGAACTTGACAGGCTCATTGCGCTCGCTGCCGCCGAAGCAGGCGTTAGCCTTAGCGCTGGCGGAGAAGTCCCGCAGGGTGAAGCTGCAACGTCAACAGGAGCAGCACCGGATAGCAGTAGCCGCCGCAGCCGCATCAGGGTCCACTAACCTCTCCATCGCCAAGACGGCTGTTGTGCCGTCTCTGGTGCTGGACCCGGCTCACCCGCTCTCTGATCTCTACTACCGCAAGGCCCGCTACAAAATCCTGTGGGGTGGCCGGGGCTCCGCTAAGTCGTGGGGCGTTGCAGAGGCGCTGATCCGCATGGCGGCTGCCCTGCCGCTACGTATTCTTTGCGTGCGTGAGTTCCAGAACTCGATCAAGGAGTCGAGCCACCGCATGCTCGTGGATACGATCGCGCGGCTGGGTCTTACGTCATGGTTCCACGTGACCGAGACGTCGATCAAGAGCCGAGCGGGCGCGGAGTTCATGTTCATGGGCCTGCACCGCAACTACAACTCCATTCGCTCGATCGTGGGCATCAACATCGTATGGGCTGAAGAAGCCCACTCGATCTCCGCGTTGAGTTGGCGCGTGCTGATCCCGACCATCCGCGAGGAAGGCTCGGAGATCTGGCTGACGTTCAACATGATGGATGAGCAGGACGCCACCTACCAGCTGTTCGTGGCCAACCCGCGCCCGCGCTCGATCATCCACAAGCTGAACTACGACTCTAACCCCTTCTTCCCCGAAGTGCTGCGGGAGGAGATGGAAGCGGACAAGAAGATCGACTACCACCTGTACGAGCATATCTGGCTAGGGATGCCGCTGAAGATCAGCGACGCCATCGTGCTGAATCACAAGTACACCGTGCGCGCCTTCGATGACGACCTCTGGCAACGCGCCTATCGCGTGCACATGGGCATGGACTTTGGCTACTCGCAAGACCCCGCCGCACTGCTGCGCTTCTTCATCTTGGAGAAGGATCAGGACCCCGACGGGAAGAAGCGGCTGTACATCGAGCACGAAGCCTATGGCACGGGCGTCGAGCTGGAGGAGCTGCCGCAGTTCATGGATTCGGTGCCTGGGGCGCGCGACTGGCCGATCAAGGCCGACAGCAGCCGGCCGGAGACCATTAGCTTCCTACGTCGCGCTGGTTTTCCTATCGATGCGGCGGAGAAGTGGGAAGGATGCGTCAAGGATGGGGTGACCTATCTGCGGGGCTTCGACGAGATCGTGATCCATCCGCGGTGCGTCAATACCGCTCGGGAAGCGCGGCTGTGGCGCTGGAAGACCGACCCGAAGGTCGTGGATGAAAAGGGCCAGCCGCAGGTCTTGCCAGTGCTGGTCGATGCCCACAACCACTCCTGGGACGGGGTCAGGTATGGGCTCGATGGCTATATTACGCGCGGCGGATCGCTGGGCCTATGGGCTCGTCTATCGTGAAGGAATACCATGAAGTTTGAAGAAGTGCTCCCTGCACTGCGCAACGGTGCGGCCATTCAAAGGACGGGCCAGCATACGTCCTGGGCTTATCTGAAGCGCAGCCCGAACGGCGCTTTCCACTGGTACGGCTATGGTGACCCCGGCCCGAACGAGCGCGCCATCCCGATGAACCTGGACCACACCCACCTGCTGGCCGAGGATTGGGTGGTCGTCGATGAAGCGGAAGTGAAGGCGCGCAGGCCACAAGCCACCTTCAACTGCCCACGGCGGCGTGAGTCGGGGCGCATGCCTGCCGATGGAAGCGCGCAGGATCACTGGGAGATGCGCGACGGCCACCATGCCTGCAGCTTCTGCGGATCCTTGCATCCTGACGCCTTCATGCAGGCGGCCAGCAATGGCACGGAGCTCGGCCCCACCGACAAGAACTACAAGGTCTACCTGACGGGCGCGGGCTTCGATCATGCGAAGTTCTACTTCCAGCACCTGCGCCGCGAACAGATGGTGGAGTTCGTCGCGTTGCTGAACTCCGGCCGCCTGAAGATCGGCTTCCCCGGCCACTTCTACACCACCCCCTTCTTCATCAGCTACGGCGAGCCCACTACGGTCCCGCCGACCAACTGAAAGGACCACCCACCATGCCTCTGATGCCACTGCAGCCCGCACCCGGGCAGCCCTATTCCCCGCACCCCGCGGACTCCTTTGTGGGGGATGAGCCGTCAGGCAAGCCCTTCAAGGAGACGCCGCTGCGTAGTGCGCTCGCCGCCATTCCACCGGGCAGCATCTACTGCGACTTCATCCGCACTATCTGCAGCGACGCCGATGGCACTTCCAACGGCGAGGGCTGGGCCGCGGTGCGACAGACTGGATCCCGCCCAGCAGCGGCGGATCCACGAACGCGACGAATCACATGTTTGAGCACCTGCGCATTCGCGTCGCGCCTTAACTTCCACCTTCACTGACCACGGAGATCCATCATGGGAATGTCCATCGCCACCCGCAGCGCCCTCCTCGACGCCACCCTGTCTGGCATCGATCCAGTATGGCGCGACGACACCACCGCGTACCTGGCCTACCTGCAGACCGCGACCCCCGACCCCGCTGATCCGCTGGCCACGGAATGCAACTACACCGGCTACTCCCGCACCCCCATCACCAAGGCCACCGCATGGCAGGGCACGGGCGGCAGCCGCAACAACGCCGCGACCTTCAGCGGTGGCAAGCGCACCGATGCGGGCGCAGTGCAGACGATCCAGTCGGTGGCCATCGTCGATACGCCGAGCGGTGCGATCACCCAGTGCCTCTTCGGCGCACTGGCTGGCCCGATCCCCGTGGGCCAGAACATCAAGCCCATTGCGGAGCCTGGGACCATCACGGTCACCATCCCGGCATGACCATCGCTTCGGCGCTCGAAGCAAGGGAAGCGGAGCTCGCCGGCCGCTTCTGGTGGGGCATGTTCCGCCGCAATGGCCCCGCCTACCTTGCCTCGCGCTGGACGGACATGAGCTACGCGGCCGGCAACCCAGTGGCCAATTACTACGCCAGCGCGCCGCTTACCGCGGCTTCGCTGCTGGGCCGCGAAGGCATCGACACTGGCCCCGCGCCTGAGCCTGGGATGCGCAAGCGCATCAGCACGTTCACCATGCTCCCCGGCACCCCTGGCGGAGTGCGGCAGTTTCAAGTACTGGACTACTGCCTCTACTACCCCTTCGTCGACGGCGACGGTGGCGCGCAGCCACTGGACAACTCCATCACCATTCCGCGCTACGGGGGCGAAGGATGTCAGGTCATGGCGGTCTGCCAGGGCACCGGGCTATCCACGGGCGAAGTGCTGCTGACCTACACCAACAGCGATGGCATCAGCGGCCGGCAAGCGACCACCACTCTCGACATGACCGTCACCCCCGGCACCCTGGCTTCATCGCTTGCGCCAGCTGTCGCCCATGCGAACCCCGCGGGGCCGTGGATGCGGCTGCAGCACGGGGATACCGGGGTCCTGCGCATCGATCAGGTCGAGTGCTTGAATGCTATGGGTGGCATCTTCGCGCTGGTCATCGCCTACCCCCTGCTGGCCTTCGGGAGCCCTGGCTTGCTGGGGGAGCCGCTGGAGGTGGATCCGGCAGCGGAGAAGCTGGTCAACAGGGACTTCGATCACGGAGCCTACGTCAACGTCATCTCATGGGCCAACGCAGCAGGCACCCCCGCGCTGCTGGGCGCCATGAAAACCATTTGGGGATAGCACCATGTACACCGGACTCGACGACATTGCCGCCAAGGTGGCATCGGGCAAGCTCTTCACGTCGCCCTTCTTCAAGCTGAGCGGTGGTACCGCTTACGTGGCCGGCAACGCCTACGACCTCAGTCTCTACACTGGGCTGCCTGTCGCCAATACCTACCCCGGCACCGCGCTGAACTCCGTGGCCCCCAGCGAGTCGACGGGCTGGGGCATCTACCACGGCGGCAACGTGACGCCGGATGTGAAAGCGGTGTTGAACGCGCTCGCGATGGCGGTGGGCACGAACGCGGCACCGGGCATGCTGATGCTGCTCGACGTCGCTCTCTACTACCCCGGCATCGACTTCCGCATCACCACCTTGCAGACGATGGTCCAGGCAGCCGCGCTCTCGCGCTACACGGATGGTCGCGGACTGCGGGCCTTCGCGGTTGCGGGCACGGTGACAGGCACCCCGGCATCGACTCCCGTGGTCTCTGTGCTCAACTATCGCAACCAGAACGACGTAGACGCGGCACTGACCGGCGTGGGTGCGATCAACTTCACGGCAGGCGCGGCAGGCGTGCCGGCGGTGGGCAAGATCCTTCACTGCGCGCCTGCCGCCAACCACCACGGCCCGCTGCTGCCGCTGAACGCAGGCGACACCGGCATCAAGCGGATCAACACTTTCCAGCTCAGCACCGCCTACACCGGCGCCACGGCGCTGACCGGCGCATTGGTGCTGGCGAAGCTGATCACGGTCATCCCGCTGGCGGCGGTCGGGGTGCCGGGGGAGCGCAGCATGTTCGCACCGGCGCCGATCTTGCCGCCCATTCCGGACGGTGCCTGCTTGACCTGGGTCTACTTCCCCGGCGCAGCAGTGGCAGCCAACAGCGTGTTCTCGGGCGCCATCGACTTCGGGTGGGGCTGACATGCTGTCGCGCCGTGGATTCAACGGAAACGTAGGCCGCAGTTTCTGGCTGGCGGGGGTGGCCCTGCCCGCACGCGGGCAGGCATGGAACGGGTGGCTGCGCACGGTCACCGCTGCACAGATGCCGAAGACCGCCGCCATTCCCGCGGGCTACGGGGAGAACAGCCTCGCTCTACCCCAGCTTCCGGGGGCCTTCGCATCGCGCAGGGTCGGGTTTCAGATCGATGTGGCCGCAGATCTCGTGGGGGGCTATGCACAAGGCGCCTCCATCGACTTCCAGGTCGACGTCGAAGATTCCGGCGTCTTCGGTGAAGGCTTTGTCGAAGCGGCGGCGCCGTTTCAGGTCAACGTGGCCGCCGATCTGGACGGAGCCGCGCCCCTCGAAGCCACCATCCCTTTCCAGATCAATCTCAACGGGGCCATCGAAGCGGCTGCAACCCTCGAGGCGCTTATCGACTTCCAGGTGGATCTGACCGGCGACCTGACTGCGACCGCGCCTATCGAATCGGTCATCAGCTTTCAGATGGACGTAGTCCCCAATATCGCGGGGGCCATCGAAGCGCAGGCCACCATCAGCTTCCAAGTGGATCTGGTGGGCAATGGGCTGACGGGGATCGGCGCAGTCGAAGCGACGCTCCCCTTCTCAGGCACGGTAGGGGCAGAACTGACCGCGGAAGGGATCGCGCAAGCCACCCTCGACGCCCTGAACTCCACCACCATCCCCGTCAATGTGAAGAAGATGAACGATGCCGATGTGCTGGGGGATGGCACCAGTGGCAACAAGTGGCGGGGGGAATAGATGTTCGACGACGACTCCTTCGACTCGAACTCCTTCAGCACTTCGTCCTGGCTGATGGAGATCGTGCAGGCATGGCGCGGCCAGATCGTACAGCTGCAAAGCCTGATGCGTCCGGTCATTGAGTTGTGGTCGAGGATGTTATGAGTATCGAAGTAGTCACACTGCAATCGCTTATGACGGAGGCCCAAGTAGCCTCCGCAATTCATTTGGACCCCGTGGTCCTTTCTTCCACCATGAGCCCTTCCGTCGAGCTGGGGACCGGCATGACCGCCACGGTGGAGCTTCCTAGCTTCTTCCTTTTGGAGAACTGAGCATGTCCGATCCGCTGAAAGTATATAAAGGGGACACGGCCACCCGCCTCGTGTTCAATACTGGTGTGGTTCTTACCGGCGCCACCAACCTGAAGATCTTCGCGAAGAAGCCGAACGGGGTCGTGGAAGAATGGCCGGCAGAGATCGTCTCCGGGGAGCCCACCAAGATGCGATGCACGGAGCCGGCTGGCTTCTTCGACGCCTCAGGTATCTGGCGCTTCCACGGCTTCGCTGACCTGCCCGGCTCCGGCTCGATTCACGGGGAGCTGTGTTCAATTCGCATTTACGAACTCTGGGAGTAGTGACCATGGGCAAGCACATCCACATCTGGCTGCATCGGGCTCCGGCGCGGGATGCCTTCGAGGAGTCGAAGCACAAGCGCGACGAAGGCGGCCGCTTCAGCACTGTGCCTGGCAAGGGGGACCCGAACTTCCACAAGGCGGGCATCAATCACTCGCCGGCGATGAAGCATCACGGCGAAGCCGAGGCCCACCACCACACGAAGGCTCAGGAGGAGTTCGCCAAGAACGGTGATACCCCGCTGCATCAGGCCCACAAGACCGCGGCTCAGGCTCACTCGATGGCGTTGGAAGAAGCGAAGCAACGCGCCACCGGGTTCTCTGGTGAAGGCTACGAGAACGCGGCCAAGAAGGCCGCAGCCGCATCGAAGGCCACGCAGCCATTGAAGACCAAGGAAGATCTGCACGCCTGGGCGGCGAGCAAGGGCATTCCCAAAGAGATGGCCGAGGCCCAGTTCAACCGGTTCCACGAACACGGCAAGAAGCTGTTCCCCAAGCTGTCGCCGGAGAAGCTGGCCCACAGCACCTACACCACGGCGAAGTCCGAGATGATGACGCGCGGGTTTGCTCAACAGCTGGAGGCCCACAAGCAGAAGTCCGCCAAGCCGAACCCCCTGACCGACAAACCCGCGGCCAGCAGCTTCGAGCCTGGGCAGAAAGAGATGGAGAAACACCCCAACTACAACAAGGACGACCACGAGTATCTGAAGGGCAAGGGCTGGACGAACTCACAGATCCACCAGCGCTGGACGGCTGAGCACAAGGCCGGTCAGGGCGCCGCATCGGGCAAGGTGAAAGCCCCTGATGTCGTGGGCGTGGTCGCCAACCCCAATTTCTACAAGAAGTAGCCATGCTCCGCGTCATTGCCCACCTCCCCAACGGCGAGAAGCTCGCCACCTTCATCCGCCCACCTGGCAAGTCTCGCGTGCTGGATAGCCAGCCGATCAATGGCGCGGCCGGCATCGTCTTCACCACCCCCGACCACAAGGTGCTGTTGCTGAAGCGGGCCAACAGCTCGCAACATGGCGGCACGTGGGGCCTTCCGGCCGGTGGCCTAGAGCCGGGGGAGACTCCGCGCTTCGGAGCGCGACGGGAAGCCCGTGAAGAGCTGGGCAACAAGGCCCCTTCCGGCGATCTCGCGCTGCTCGGCTACTTCCCCATGTCCTCGGGCGAGCGCTTCGTGGCCTTCTGGCAGGAAGTCGACGAGGAGTTCAAGCCGAAGCTGAACCACGAGCACACGGAATACCAGTGGGCCGATCTGGCGGATCTGCCGGAGCCCCTGCACCCTGGCATGGAGGACATGCTGGCCACTGGGCGCCTGGGCTACGAGGCCCTGGCCCACCGGATCGCGCTCGCGCTCGGCAAGGGTTCGACGAAGGATGACGCCCCGATGGGCCACCCCTTCTACGGCAACCAGTACACCGACGTACCGCTCGGCCCGAAGCCAACGGAGGCGAAGTCCCCCACCGTGAAAGGCAAGGTGCTCGAACTGCTGACCTCCGGGCACCCCTGGGGCATCGACGAGCTGATGGGGATCTCGGGGGCCAAGCTGAAGCAGCAGGTTCACAACGCCTTGAACGAGCTGAAGAAGGGCAAGGGGCTGCAGATCGAGAAGCAGGCGGACGGCACCTACAAGGTGGTCAAGCCGAACGGCCAGCCCGCCGAGCCGCCCCCTCCCCCGGTCAATCCGGACCTTGCCGAACAGCTGGCTCTGGGTGGGGCAGCCCCGGAAGTGAAGGAACCCCCGCAGGAAGCCCCCAAAACAGAGCCAGGCGCGACGATCGCCCCTGAGCCTGAGCTACCCCCCACGCCAGCAGCCCCCGCGGCTCCTGAGCCGCAATTCGCCCCGCATACGGCCGGCTACGTGGCCTCCCCGCCACCAGGGGGCTCAGTGCCGAAGGAAGAAGCCGACAAGCACTACGCCGAGCACATGGCGAAGCTGTTCAGCAAGCTGTCCAGCAAGGGGACGATGCTGAAGAACGCACCCAACGGGGGCGAAGGTGGCTGGGAAGTCTTGGCTGAAACCTTCAAGCAGGGCAAGGCCAACGGGATGGCCAAGTGGTCGGCCATGTTCCACGGCAAGGAGGTCAAGGCCAAGCCGGTCGACGTGTTCCCTGAAGACGTGAAGTTCGTCAAGGCGCTCGCCGGCATGCACCACGAGGACACCGCGGCGCACAAGATCGCGTTCGACCAGTGGAAGAAGGATACCCACGCGGCCAAGCACCCGCCGCCGAAGGCTGAGCCCCCTGCCCCACCTCCGGAGCCGGCCAAGCCAGCCGAGCTGCCGAAGGTCGAGCCCCCACCGGAAGCGCTGGCGGCCACCGGCAAGGAAGCCAGTGACTCGGTCTTCAAGGTGCCCGAACACATCGTTGATCCGGGGCACAAGCACATCTCCGTCAACGACTTCGAGTCGATGCCCGGTCTAGGGGGCAGCCCCTTCGTGACGGGCATGTCGAAGCTGAAGAAGCTCATGGAGGGGATCAGCAGCAACGCGGTCGGCAACAAGGTAGCCATCCAACAGAAGCTGACCAAGATCCTCGACGGGTCGAGCGAGTTCCAGGCCGTGCGTGAAGCCGTCAAGGCGAAGAACAAGAGCGGCTACCAGGCGTCGGCTGAAGCCTACCTCATCAGCTCGTGGGCGGCTTCGTCCGGGGATCACCGGCCGCTGTCGGTGGCCGCGCAGCTGGCGATCCGCGACGTCTTCAAGATGCCGGCCCATACGGTCGAGACCAAGGCCTTCCACTACCTGCAAAGCTACAGCGAGGAGCAGACCTACCACAACGCAGCCGCTGAACTCGGCTTTAAGACGGATTCCCCACAGAAGCTGGAGCAGTTCAAGAAAGCCATCCGTGACTTCGCGATGGCTCAATACCACGCCACGCAGGAGTTCTTCAAGGATCATGGCATCTCCGAGGTCTATCTGGTCCGGGGCATGCAGGTCTCGTCCAGCGGGGTCGAGCATGTGAAGCTGAAGCTGCAGCCGGCTTCATCCTTCACCACCAACTACAGCACTGCCCACTCGTTCGCGGGCAGCAACGGGACGGTCTTCGTGGCTCGCGTTCCGGTGACCCAGGTGATCGGTAGCTACCTGACCGGCTATGGCTGCACCAACGAGCACGAAGTCGTCGTCCTGAACCACGAGAGTCTTGAGGCGGTCACGGTCCCGGCCCATCTCGCCATCAGCGCCACCTCAGCGAACTCGACGATCAAGAACAGCTCGCACAAGATCGGCAAGAAAGAAGGATGGAAGGCCCCGGACGTCACCGGCGTCCAAAGCCACGCGCACGCGGCAACTACGGCTGCCAGCCCTTCCACCGAACAGCCTGGCATGGAAGCGCCGAAGCTCAGTGGTAAGGCCGCCGCTGCGTGGAAGGAGATCGCTAAGACCTTGCCAGCGAAGCCACCCGGAGCGAAGAACAGCTACGCCATCAATGCGTATAAGGCTGCGGTGAAGAAGAACGTAGCACTCTTCAACCACTACCACGAGCTATTCAAGAACCAGAATCAGAACACCGGGCAGCAGTTCCCCGCTAGCTCGAAGTGGATGAATGAACTGCACGCTAGCTTTCTCAGTTCTGTGGTCAAGCACGACTCGATGACGGCTGCCCAACCCCCTGCGATGGGTGGGACGGCTCACGCTGCCGACAAGGACCCCGGCGTCTCGCATGTCTTCGGCACGCCGGTGAAGAAGAACGCCCACTTCTACAAGAAGCTCAAGGAAGCGATCACCAGCCACCCGGCCTACAACGAGCACGGCTACCACACGCTCAAGGAGAGCGGGGTCTCCAATGAACAGGTCTACCAGACCTTTCAAGCGATGGGGGCGGCTGGCGCGACCATCGCCAAGACCGAACTCACGCCGAGTCAGGCTGCCACGGCCTACCTCAACACCTACAAGGATCTCAAGTCGAAAGGACTTGTCTGATGCCGCTCTACATTCCCGACGCCGAAGAAGTCGAGGCGATGCGTCCGCCCAAGCCCACGCGGGGCATGCTTGTCGTCAGCATGGATGCCGACATCAACAGCTCCGACTGGGCAAAGCGCACGTGGGATCTGCCGCCCTACAAGTCCCCGGAGTTCATGGCCATGTTCCCCGATCTCGACGCCTTCCGCCATACGAAGCATTACCAGAACGCCGTCGAGCAGGGCTTGATCCTCGACGATGAGTGGGTTGCCGACCACGTTGAGTCGGCAGAATAGCGGCCGCAAGGAGATCCGCAGCATGGCACGACTATCAGCAAAGGCGCTCGCCCGCGACGCCGTCAAGCAAGACACCCGCGCTCGAACTCCGCTCAATAACGGGCACTCACTCGGCCCGGCCAAGTCACTCGACTCTTTCAAGAACATGGCGCATCGCCTGGGGGTCGGCGCAGACAACCCGCTGACCGATGCGCGCTACGGCTTCAACCCGATCAGCCGCAACCGCCTGTTGCTGGAGTGGATGTATCGCGGCTCCTGGCTGGCCGGCAATGCCGTCGATCTGGTGGCCGATGACATGACCCGTGCGGGCATCGAGTTCATCAATGAGATGCCACCTGATCAAGTGCAGATCATGGAGGCCGCGGCCACCACTCTGAAGCTGTGGGACCGCATCAACGAAACGATCAAGTGGGGGCGGCTCTACGGGGGTGCGATTGCCGTGGCGCTGGTCGATGGGCAGGACACGCGCACCCCGCTGCGGATGGATACCGTGGCGCCTGGGCAGTTCCGCGGCCTGCTGGTGCTGGACCGCTGGCAGATCGAGCCCACCCTCGAAGATCTCGTCACCGAGCTGGGGCCGAACTTGGGGCTGCCCCGCTTCTACCGCGTCCAGTCAAACGCTCCCGCGCTTCGTGGCCAGTCGATCCACTACAGCCGCGTGATGGTCCGCCACGAGGGCATCGAACTCCCCTACCAGCAGAAGCTCACCGAGAACCTGTGGGGCATCTCTGTGCTGGAGCGTCTCTACGACCGCATGATCGCCTTCGATAGCGCGAGCGCGGGATCCGCACAGCTGGTCTACCGCGCTTACTATCGCACGCTCGCCGTCGAAGGGATGCGGGAGATCGTGGCCGGTGGTGGTAAGCCCTACGAAGGGCTGCTGGCCTACGTCGAACAGATGCGCCGCTACCAGGGCATCGAAGGCATGACGCTCATCGACTCGAAGGACAAGATCGAGCATCAGCAGCACAGCGCCTTCTCCGGCCTCTCGGACGTCATGACCCAGTTCGGGCAGCAGCTCTCCGGGGCTTTGCAGATCCCGCTGGTCCGCCTGTTCGGCCAATCCCCCGCAGGCTTGAACGCCACGGGGGAGTCGGATCTGCGGACCTACTACGACAACATCGCCCAGCGCCAGCAGCGTGACCTGCACACCGGCGTCACCGCGCTCTACCGCCTCCTGGCCGCTGGGGTGGCCATCCGCCCACCCTCTGACTTTGCGTTGGCCTTCAAGCCGCTGTGGCAGCTCGACGCCAAGGAGAAGGGGGAAGTGGCGAGCAGCGTGACCGAAACCGTCTCGAAGGCCCACGGCGACGGCCTGATCAGTCAGCAGGTCGCGCTCAAGGAGCTGCGGCAATCGTCGCGCACCACCGGGATCTTCTCGAACATCACGCAGGAAGACATCGACAATGCCGACGACGTGGCGCAACCCCCGGCCCCAGATCCGAGCATGCTGCCGCCTGGCATGGAGGGCATGAACAATGGCGAAGAAGGACAAGACCCCGCCGAAGCCGGCCAAGCTGGACCGCAAGGGCAAGCAGGCCCGGTGGACCAAGGCGCGCGCCGCAGAGTCCGCCTACAAAACCCAGCTCCGGGGGGTAGCCCGCCAAGTCCGGTCAATCGTCCGGGCATGGACGCCTAAGACCCAGGCGAAGCCCTTCTCGCAGAAGATCGTCGAAGCGCTTCAGGGCTACGCCAACCTGATCACCCCGTGGGCGGAAGCCGTCGCTGAGTCGATGATCGCGGACGTCTACCGCCGTGATCAGGTGATGTGGAATCAGGTGGCCGCTGACATGTCCACGAGATTGCGCCATGAACTGCGTAAATCGCCCCCTGGCGCGATTTTCAAGGAGCTGCAAGCCCAACAGGTCACCCTGATCAAGTCGATCCCCCTAGAGGCTTCTAAGCGGGTCCATGCGCTTGCTCAGGAGGGGCTGCTCAAGTCGACCCGGGCCGAGGCTCTCAAGGCGGAGATCCTGAAGACTTCGGACATCGCAGAAAGCCGCGCCCGGCTGATCGCCCGCACGGAAACTTCCCGCGCCGCATCGAATCTTGTGCAGGCCCGCGCCCAGCACGCAGGATCCATCGGCTACATCTGGCGCACCTCCGAAGATGAAGATGTGCGCCCAAGCCATAAGGAGATGAATGGCAAGTACGTGAGGTGGACCCATCCACCCACCCTCGATAATCTGAAGGGCCACGCCGGCACCCTGCCGAACTGCAGGTGCTACGCGGAGCCAGTTTTTCCTGATGACTGAAAGGAACTGAACCATGAGCGGAGTAGCACCATCGCCAATCCTGGCGGACATTCGGGCCCTGCACCAAGCGGGCCTTCTGAGCTTTCTGGGCGGCGGGGGTGGCGGCACCAGTAGTGCCGTCGGTGGTACCGGCGACAGTATCACGCAGGCTGCCAACGCAGCAGGCAAGCTGTCCACGATCACCATTGGCGGCGTCCAGTGGACGTACAACTACGTGGGCGACACGCCAACACAGCGCACAGCGTTTGGCGGCATCCTGGTGGCTGACATCACCGAGAACGGTGACGGCTACTACGTCGAAGACCCCAGCGACAACGTATTCGTTAACGGCGGCGCGGTGCGCTGCACGAAAGCGCAGGTTGCTGCAATTACTTCGTCGATGACCAGCGGCATGCATCTGCGCCTGCGTGTGGTTGACGGTCTGACGGCAGTTGACGATGCCGGCGCCACGACGGTGCTGCCGCTCGACATCCAGTGGGTCGTCGATCAGTGGGAGCCCGTTGGCAATGCCCGCTGGGACAACAACCAAGAGGCGGCCTACACAGGCGCCGGCCGCAACGACAACATGCGCGTCATCGACGTGCCGGCCTTCATCGGCCAGAAGCGCGGCATGTGGCATCTGGATTTCGATGTCATCACGGATGACAACAACGTCGTTCACTCCCTCGTCATGGAAGTCACTGCGGAGACACAGACCTCCCCAGCGGCAGTCATCATGCGTCCGCAAGTTTCGCTGGCTGGCGGAGAGCGCCTTGGGGCGGCGGTCCGGCTGAGATTGCGGACGACAGGTCAGAACAAGCAGCGGGCCATCGGCCACGCGTCTTCTGCGTCGGGGCTGTTCCCGGTCCAGGGCGGATTCGGACTAGGCAACAGCAGCGGAGCCGATCAGTTCGTCGATTACACGATCACGACGAACGGCAACAGCAACGGAGACTCGATCACCTTCCGGCTGAATCTGGTGAGCAACACCAACACCGGAGCCGCCGTGCGCGTCCGCTACTTCGGCGTGGCCTGGGAGCGCGGCTGAACATGGGCGCGTACCCTGGCTTCCTTCGAGCCAAAGCCGGCACGCCGGCAGAAGGAACCTTCCAGAAGATCAGCGACACCCGCCTCGCTGTTCTTGCCATGTCCACGAACTGCCTCAACCCGAGGAACATCGAGGCCGACCACGTAAGCGTCGGTGGATCGGCGACCTACCCGGCATGGGCGCCATCGACGCCATACACGATGCCCGCCGATCCATCGACGGCACCTACTGTCAGGTACGGCGGCAAGCAGTGGGTGCAGCACACCACCCAGCCGGCGCTGACGGAGTTTCCTGCCCACGCCTACTGGTACGAGCTTCGCCCGCTGCCGTACTTCAGGACCATTTGGGGCGACACCGGCAAGACCAGCAGCGGCGCGAACTCGACGGCCGCCAAGGACATTCTCAACGCACTGGTGGCAGCCGGCTACCCGCTGCGCCTGTGGCAGTATGTCTATTTGCCCGGGGCATACAAGACCGGCGAAACGAACAACCTGCCGGCCGCGGCATGGCTTGACGCCAACAATGGCTGGCTGTACGCGGACGGCGAGACGCTGACCACGACAACCAAGACATGCGATGTCACCAACGGCAGCAATGTGGTGGCTTGCACCAACACCAGCGGCCTGTCCGTGGGCATGCACGTTTGGGGAACGGGGATCGCAGAAAGCTCGTCGGTGTTCATCAGCAGCATCAACCCGAACGTGTCCTTCAACCTGCAGACCGACAAGTCTGGAGCCGCGCCAGTCAATTTCAACGCAACTGCCGGCGCGACTGGCACCACGTTGAACTTCTCGAATCAGGTGCCTGAGCTTCGGAACTACACGACCTCCAGGCAGGTGAGCCCCGCCCGCGTTGCTCGCGTTGTTGACAGCAACGGTGACAATTGGGGGCAGTGGTTTGCCAAACAGCTCAAGACCGACAGCAACTACACCGGCTGGCCGATCTATGGCTTGGCGATGGACAACGTGATCCCGCAGGAAGGGTACTCCATCGCTGCTGGCGACCTCATCAATGCGACATGGGAAGGAACCTTCAATCAGTACGGCTCAGGACATCACCGAGTCGGAACGCGTGAGCGTTGCACCGTCACCACCGCGAAGGACGCTATCAACGCCGGGTGGATCGTCATCTGGAACGGACTGCGACAGTACGGCTGGCGGCTTTGGGCGAACGGCGGCACCAAGCGCCCGGCCTCATGGGCAGGGCAGCACGACGGCGTGCTGATGGAAGGGTGGGGCGGCTTCTACAGCGACGAGTCTGGCGGCAGCCAAACCGGCTGGCGTCAGGGGCTCAAGACCGCTGCTCAGCTTCGCTCAGAGAGTACCCGTAAGTCGCTGGGGAATGTCTGGAACTGGAAGTCCTACGACGACGACAACTTCAGTGGCGCCGGCAGGCCGCGCAGCCAGCCGTTTCACAAGAACATCAGGTTTGCGCTGGCCTCTACGCTGTTGTCAGATTCGTTGTTTGCCTATTCTCAGATCAGTACCGAGACGGCTGGTGGGTTTGATCTTTCGTGGCCTACCGAGTGCATGTTCCGCTTCTATGTCGCGGAAATGGATGCGCCCATTGGTGTGCCAGTGGAGCCGCCGCCAGCGCATGACAACGCCGCCATGCTTGCCGCCGGCATCTGGACGCGCGAATACCAGAACGGTCTGGTCATCGTCAGGCCAAAGGGGACCAATGCGGCGACATGGGCGACAGAGCCACCCATCAACTACACGCTACCGTTTGACTGCCGTCGGTTGACCGGCACACTGGACCCTGCGGACGATGGATCGCTACTGCCCGCTGGCTCTACCGTGAGCCTGGAGCCGCGCAGTGCCCTGATTTTGCTGAAGGCATAACCAAAGACGCGGAAAGCGCAAGTAGCCACTATCGCCTAACAAGGAACAACAATGGCGGAACCTCATGCTTCCACGCTCACATCTGTCGCCGTTGGGTCGGCTGGGGTGAGCCTCCTTGCCGGGACCATTTGGGGGTTGCCAATCCCCGCTCTGGTATTCGGCTTCGTCGGGGGGCTGGTGGCCCTCAAGGTGAATGGTGACGGCCGCCTGTGGGCGCGCATCAGCACAGTGGCGCTTGGCACCTTAATTGCTGGCGCTACCGCACACCCTGTAGCCGAGGTGCTGCATCCAATGGAGACACCGACAGATATGTGGATTGCTCCGGCTGCCATCGTCATCGGCTTCGGCGCCGAGACCCTTCTCCGTTGGGGCCTGTTGGCCCTAGTGAATCGAATCAAGCAAGCTGGCGGCATCAAAGGAGACTAGCGCATGATCACCATCTCGTTGTTGGCCCAAACCATCATGGTTTTCGCTGGACTGCTTCTAGCGGTTCTGGTCATCGACGTAGTTTCTGCTCTTCCGCAGCACGGCGCCTGGGGGCCTTTCATGGCTTGGGCGGGCATCGGATCTGCAGCTGTTGGATCCGCAATCGTGTGGCGAGCCGCGCCCATGCCCGTTGCGCTTCTGGTGATGGCCCTTTCGCTGATGCTATGGCGGCAGCGGCATCGCCTCGTATGGGCCGCAGAGAAGGGTCTGATACTGTGAACGCGAATCCGCTACAGCTCGCAGAGCGCATCGTTTCGTTGGCGTCCAGTCTTGAGCGCGTCACGGCGCTTCTGAAGCAAGCCGTGAGTGAAGGCCCGGTGCCGGAAGAGTGCGAGCGGGCCATTGAAGAAGCCGAGCGGGTGATGCGCTGGCACCGCATGTTGGAAGATCCAACGCTCGCTACTGGCAAGGATCCGGGGTGATGCGGTTTCGTGGGCTATATCATTGCGTCCGTCTTCTTCTGGGGATTCAAATGACGCTCAAACGCATGGGGGCACGGGATCGCGCGGCGATGCTGTCCGGCTTCTATACCGTCGAGCAGATCGGACCACAGCGGGCCTTGACCCCCGAGGGGTTCTTGCTCTGCTCCGCGGTCCCCTTCGCGCGGACGGGCGAGATGCTCTACGGGCCGGGCGAGACGCCGATCAAGACCCGCGACGGCCTGGCTCGCGTGAGCAGGGATGCGACCGCGCTGTTCAGCCCGGAGTGCATGAATAGCTTCAACGGCAAGCCAGTGGTCGACGAGCACCCACCTGTCGATGTGACCCCGGACAACTGGGAGAAGCTGAGCTGCGGCACGGTCTTCAATGTCCGCAAGGGTGAAGGCGAAGATGCGGACTGCCTCGTGGCCGACTTCCTGATCACCAAGAAAGAAACGATCCGCGATGTTCTGGACGGCAAGAGAGAAGTCTCTGCCGGGTACGACGCGGACTACGAACAAACCGGCGATGGATCTGGTCGGCAGACCAACATCATCGGGAATCACATTGCGCTGGTCAATCGTGGTCGCTGCGGCCCGCGCTGTGCAATTGGCGACCATCAACCCACGGAGGTTTCTATGACCATGAAAGGCACCACGCAGCCGCGCCGCGTGAAGATCGCGGAGAAGATCCGGCAGATCTTCCGTGACGCGGAAGCTTCCCTCGCTGACGACCCGGATCTGCTCGGCGGTTCCGATGACATGGACGATGGCGGCACCAATGGCGCGACTCACATCCACATCCACGCGGGCGGTGCCGCCCCCGGTGGTGGCGGTGAAGCGGCCACGGAAGTTCCCAGTGGCGATCCGGCTACCGAAGAGCTGGGCAACCTGGCTGCGGATGGTCAGCGCTCGACGGATGACCAGACCGAGGCCCGCTTCCAGGCCCTCGAACAAGGCCACGAGGAGATCAAGGGCCAGCTCGCCCAGATCCTGCAGATGCTCGGTGGCGGTGGCGATCCGGCCCCCGCTGCTGCGCCGCCTGCGGCCGGTGGCGGTGGCGAAGGCGGGCCCCCGCCCG